ACACTCGCCGAGTTCGATCATAATGGGGCCTTGCGTTGTGATCAGCCCGTCCTCCCACTGTATCAGTGTTGTTTCGGAGTCATCGCAGCTGACCGCGACCAGAGAACCGTCCATGCCGTTGCCTTCGATCCGGATCGTCTTGGGGAGCGGTTCTCCCTCCTCCGCTTCGCATTTAACCTGGATTTGCGGCTGAGACTCTTTCGCCGCAATACTCCTAAATTCGGCGGGCCCGTCAGACGGGTTCTGCGGGTCCAGCGGCTCGATGTAAACCGGGCAGCCCTCGCCGGCATTCACGGCGTGAAAGTCGAGCTCCACCTCGTCTGTGGTCTGGGTCTGGCGGATGCCGTAGTCGCCTCGGACCGTCCGAAAGCGGTAGATGTTGGCATCCTCCTTGTGATCCTTGAAAACGTTGGCACCACCGCCCGTGTTCTCTCCTGTCCAGAGCTGCGCCCAGTGCTCGATGTCGCTCTGCTGATAGACCTTCACGCGGGGCGTCCCGCCATCATCCTCCAGCTTGAAGAGCTTCACGAAATACTCGCCGTCGCTGCCCGATCCCTCCGGGTCCACCGGATAGTAGTGCTTGCCATCCTGATCGCCGGCCGCGGCGAGGATCTCGGGCTCCTCGCTGATCTCGCCCATCTCGTCCGTGACGATCTTGCACCAGAGAGTGTCGCCGAATGCCATGGCGATCTGCGGGCGCGGGATCGTGTCGAGCGTCTTGTCGCCGACTTTGGGCATGTGGAATTTCACCGCCGGGGTATCGCCGGACTTGGGCTTGCGCTCGATGACCCACCCGTCCTTGACCGTGACCTGGTAGCCGCCGTCCTTCTTCTCGATGCCGATGACGGCAAATGGCGGTAGGTTCTGGTTCGGCGCAATACCAGGACCCGGTTTGGAGTAGGCGAAGCCGCCCGACGAGGCGATGAGTTCAAGCCCCGTCCCCGGTCGCGGCGTGCGCGAGGCGATGGCATCGAGCAAGGCGTTCCAGTCCTCGGCAAGCACCGGATCTCCACGCTTCTTTCTGGCTGGCAGCCGGTTCATTCCTCCTCCTGATAGATGTCCTCGTCCCAGCCGCCCCGGTCGCTGGCCAGCCACTCCATCTCGATCCGGTACGACTTGCCCTCCTGCGACTGGCTCACGCCGTTGAGCAGCCAGTTGCGGCCGCCGGCCAGGTCCGGCACCGGGCCAGACGGCTCGGAAATGTTCCCGATGTCGTTCAGATCGCTCGACTTGGCCGGCTTGTCGCGCACCCAGCTTTCGCGCCACGTCACGCGCGGGCTGTAGTAGCTGGTCTGCCCTCGCTCGATCTTGCCGAGGACTTCCGTCCCCAAGTCGCTCTCGATCTTGTCGCGGAGCTTGTTGCCCTGGTCGTCCTTGTCCTTGCCGGACTGGATCAGTTGGATCGCCTCGCGTTCCTTGTCCTCGATGTCCTTGTAGCGCGGGTGGCTGAGCAGCGGCTCTTCCGAAAGTGACAACCCCATCGAATAGACGGCGTTGTTCTTCTCGTCGTCTTCTTCCTTTTCCTCCGCCCCGGCATACTGGCAGACGATCTCCGCGAGGTCGCCTTCGGTGAAGCTGGCGGTGACCTGCGAGACCTGGATGAAGTTGATCTCGGGGTGGACCGTACCGGGTCGCGGCATCAGGGCGACGGCCGAGCTCCGGTGGCAGAGGAAGACCTGGGTCGCGGTCCACTTGCCTTCCTTGTCGATCTGGACGGAGTAGCCGGGCTGCGGATAAAGGCGTCCCTGCTGGATGGAAACGTGTCTCGGCATCTTGGCCGGGGCACGGCGTCAACCGAAGGCCGCCTGACCGCCGCCGCCGAGCTTGTCGACCCTACGGTTGAGATCGTTCAAGAGCCGGTTGGTTTCGCCTGTGAGGCGATTGTTCTCGCGCTGAGCATCCAGCGCCCCGGCCGAGTAGCCGCCGCCACCGACTTTGCCGAGCGAGGTTACGATCGGCGCGAGCGTGGAGGCGGCGGGTTTGGCCGCCGAAGGTGCGGTGCCGGTGACCGTGCCCGCAGCGGCCACCGTCTTGGCGGCATCCTCGGGCTTGGGCATCGTGTCGCGGATCGATTTCGCCACCTTGCCAAAGTTGTCCCGCAGGCCGCGGGTGTCGATGAGCTCGCTGCCGGTGGATTCGCCCGCCTTGCGTGCCGCCTCCGCGACCCGTTCGCCGAGTTGTGGGGCACCTTGGCCGATGAGTCCCTTCGCGTTTTCGGCCATCTCCTTGAAGTTCACGCCGAACAGTTCCGCGCCGGCCTCCTGCCGGTCTTTGAGGATGTTGCCGAAGTTGGTCTCTACGTCGCCGGCCTCGAAGCCGAGCAGGTCGCTCATGCCCGGGATCTTGAGCAATCCTTTGAGGAGGTGGGCAATCACCCATTCCATGCCCGCCTGGAGATAGACGATGGGCGTTTGGAACGCGTTGAGCAGGGCCGCTCCGAACCCGGCAACCAGCCCGAGCAGCGTAGTGCCGAGGCTCTTCCACATCGCGCCGTCGGTGATGAGGTTCCAAAAGAACTCGATGGCGGCGCGGAAGCCGTTGATCAGCGCATTCACGCCCACCGCGAACCCGAGTTGCAACGCGGAGGAAACCAAGTCGAGGATCTGCCCGCTCTTGAACGCGGCGAGGATGAACATCACGGCGTCCTTGACCCGCTTGCCCGCTTCGGTCGCGAGAGGAGTGAGCTTTTGGATCAGACCGATCGCCTGTTCGGCCAGGACACGGATCGAGTCGTTGATCGGCTGGCCGAGGGTGAGGAACACCTCGTTGATCGTGTCCTTGAGGGTGGAGAACAGGCCGGCAGTCGTCTTGCTCTGCGCATCCATCATGCCCGAAAACCGGCCGCCCTCGGAGGTCATCGAAGCGAAAGCCCGCTCGATGGCCGGGAAGCCGACCTGCCCGGATTCGACCAGATTCTTCACTTCGGAATCCGACACGCCGAATTGCTTGGCGAGTTCCTGAATGATCGGGATGCCGCGGCCGGTGAGCTGGTTGATGTCCTCGGCGAAGAGCCGCCCCTGGACCCGCGCCTTGCCGTAGAGTTCCGCGATCTCATTAACCGGCGCCTGAACGCCCGCCGACACGTCGCCGATCCTGCGGAGGGTTTCGGGCACCGAGTCGGCGGATTCACCGAAGGCGATGAGCTTGCGGCCGGCATCCGCCAGTTCGGGGAACTCGAAGGGCGTCTTGACGCCGAGTTCGCGGAGCTTACCGAGGGTTTGCTCCGCCTTGGCCGCGTCGCCAATCAGCGTCGTGAAGGCGACCTTGGTTTGCTCGAAGTCGGCGGCGGCCGTCACCGCCTTCATGCCGACACCCACCGCAGCGGCTCCGCCGGCCATCGCCGCGCCGATGGACGCTTTGAACGCGGTCCCCGCGACACTGAAGCCTTTCTGCAACGCGGCGGCACCGCCTCTGCCAAGGCCGGACAGTCCCGCGCCCGTGAGTCTCCCCATCCGCCGGGCGGACGCGCCGACCAGTTCGGTGGCACCGGCCATGGCCCGCTTGAGTGCGGTGATGTCGGCTCCAAGGGTGACGGTCAGGGCGCTCATGCCCCGGCTTCGGAGTCAACCGACTCTCGCCACTGGAGACGGAGCAGAGAGAGTTGGTCTGCGAGCGACGATTCACACGCGCCCGACCGGCTCCACGTCGTTCGCACCGCGTTCCGCCGCAACAGACAGTGCTGATACTGCGCCAGACGCGCCAGCGGCATGAACAGGATCCGCTCCTCAGGCCAGCCGGTTTCGCGGCGGCGACGGCGAAGACCTGGGCGGCTACGAACCCGGGTTCGTCGCAGGCAGGGGCTTTTTTCCGGCCAGTCCCGACACGGGATCGACCTGTGCCGCCTCCAGCTCGCGGCTCTGTGCCTCCAGGCGCTGGAAGGCGGTCTGGAAGTCCTCCGGGGTCAGCCCGCCGCAGAAGATCAGGGCGGCTTCCCGGAATCCCTGGTCGTTGAACGACGCCCGGACGACCTCGGGCCAGGGGGCGCAGTGGGCATAGACAAAGCCCATGATCGAGGACGTGAACTCCGGCGTGCCGTCCTTGGGCATCTCCCCCTTCACCAGCGGGTTTCCGGTGCGGAGCAGCACGTCGTAGCTGGCCAGCGAAAGCGGGCGCATCGCGTGGCCGGCGACGATGGTTTCCACGTCGTGGAAGGCGGAGGAAAGCAGCTTCTGGCGGTCGGTGTCGTCCATGGGATCAGAGGTGGCGGAGGAACAGGTCTTCGGTGGCGGGTGACGCATCCAGCGGGATGAAGGCGATCTTGCCCCGGCGCTTCACGCAGGCGAGCGGCACGTCCCGCTTCACCTTGTCGACCAGCCGCTCGCGGTTGAGCAGAGCGCACTTGATGTAAGCGAATGGGTGTTCGGGGTGGGCGAGGTGCCAGGCGTCGTCGTGCCAGGCGGCGATGAGTTCCCTGGTCTGGAACTTGCCGCACGGGCTCTGCGGATCGAAGAACCAGACGGTGCGCTCGCCGCGGATGCCGTCGCCGACGATGCGGACGAACGGCTTCTCTCCCAGCGCGATGCCTACGGCCGTCAACGCGGCGGCGAGGCAGGTGTTGCTGGTGGCGGTTGAGGACAGGTGGGATACGGCGTTCATCTCGGGATCGGAATGTTAGAAGGATGTTCAGGCCCCGCCGCCGCTGGCGACGAACGGGTAGTGGGTGGCGGTCAAGTCGATCTTCTCGAAGTCCTCGTTGTTGAGGCTGCGGCTGACCTGCATGAGTATGGTGGTGCCGCCGCTGGCCTGCTGAAGATGGGCGGGAATCGCGTTGGCGAGTGCGATCGCCGCGCCGATCTTGCCGCTGAACGACGAGGTCTTGGCCACGAGGCCCGAGAGCTTGATCTCGACCTTCTCCTGGTAGAGCGACAGGCCGATGATCTCGCCGGCCTTGTCGAGGACGGTCTTCTCCTGGTTGGAGAAGTCGAAGGACAGGTCGGTGATGAGGATTCCCGCTTGATCGTTCGGGATTCCCCAGTTGCCGGTGGTGCCAAGGAAAGTCGCGGCCATTTGACCGCGTGCGGCGTGTCAACCGCATCAGACGGCCGAGACGACGGCCTCGTAGCTCAGCACGCTTTCCCGGCCGCGTGATTCGTCCGGCGTGGTGCTGCCCTCGCGCTCGATGAGGTCGTGAAGGACGAAGGTCTCCGAATCGAGGTCGGATTGGATCGCCGCCTTGTCGCGGAGGAGAGTCACGAGTTTTCCCGCCCATCCGGCGTGAAGCTCCGCAGGCGTGTCATCCACCTGGGAAAAGAGATGCACGTCGAGCTTCACGCGGGCGGTGTGCGGCATCGCCGGGACTGGTTTGGATTCCGAGGTGTCGAGAACCACGCACGGACGGGTGCGGATTTCATCTCGGCGGGCGACGTGGACCGGGATGGACCCGGGAAACCCGTCGGGCCGGTGGGTATCGATCCATTCGGCAAGCAGCGACGACAAGCGGTCTTCGATCAGGTTGGGCATCCTGTGGATGCAATCGCGTCAACCGGACCGCCGTCGCAGCGTTCGGTTCGCGCCGTCGTTGATCTTGCGGAGCGAGGTCGCGAGTGCCTTGCGGAGCCTGCCCGCAGCCACACGGAGCGCGAGCTGGATGCCCTTGCGGGTGCTGACGTCCTCGATGTAGTCG